AATTCTAACTCTAGTCTAGGATTTGGCAATCCAATAAGCATCACTGTGAACACAGGCGTTGGAGATCCAAACGCTATTGCAGAAGCAATCGATCAAGTCCTAACAGATGCAGTAAGTCGCGGCACACTTAGAAGCGAAAGATTTCAATGAGTTGGCTTCCAGAATGGCGAGTAACAGTAGGTGACGATGTCTATACGACTGTCACTTCTGTGTCTTTTGCATCTGGTCGCTTAGACATCGATCGCCAAGCCACAGCAGGTTACTGCCAAGTAGAGATCATCAACACAGATGGCTCACCTTTTACCATCAATGTCACAGAGCCGATCAGTTTAGAGCTTAAAAACTCTAGTGGCGCTTATGTCACAGTATTCGGTGGCGAGGTCTCAGACTTTAACATCGGTGTGCGTAGCCCAGAGGAATCAGGCTTCATCACTACAGGCAAGATTTTAGGCATTGGCTCACTAGCTAAACTGACTAAGGCTGTCTATAACACAGCACTTATAGAAGAATTAGATGGCGAACAGATTGCAGACATTTTAAGCGCAGCTCTTAACCTATCTTGGAATCAGGTGACTCCCACTACTACATGGGATACCTATCCAGCAGCTGTTACATGGAATACAACTGAGACTTACATAGGCACAGTAGATTCAGGCTTCTACACCATGATCCCAGTTGCAGCTTCTGCAACTGCTAAATCTCAGACCCTTGTAGATCAAATTGCCAATAGCGCACTTGGACAGATTTATGAAGAGAAGGATGGGAATGTCTCATATGCCGATGCAGACCACAGATCTAACACTCTCTCAGCAAATGGCTATACTTTCCTCGATGCGGCATATGCAACACCCACATCTATCACAGCCACAATTCAGACTTCTCGCATCCGTAACAGCCTTATCTACCGCTACGGCTCAGGATACGCCTCAACCTACACCGACTCTAATACCGACTCTATAGGCTCTTACGGCCTCTTTGAGAAGTCCACCCAATCTAACATCAAGAATCTTGTGGACATTACTGAGATCGCCACTAGAGAGCTTAGATTGCGCTCCACGCCTAAGGGCTCACTTGGAGCTGTTACCTTTCGCCTAGACAATCCAAACATGCCCAGCACCATGCTTGATAGCCTTATCAATGTTTATTTCGGTATGCCAATACTAATTGACAATCTACCCAGCAACCTTCTAGGTGGCACATTTGAGGGCTTTGTTGAAAATGTGGCAGTCAGGGCAACGCCTACTTTTGTGGACATAACCCTCTATATTACGGCTACAGAATTTTCTTTATCTACCACACAATGGGACACAGTAATACCAATTGACATAATCTGGACAGGTGTAAATGGTACACTTGACTGGAATAACGCGACAGGAGTACTAGCATAAATGGCAACAAGTCCGAACTTTAACTGGCCAGAGCCAGATAACACAGACCTCGTAAAAAATGGTGCATTGGCTATTCGCACAGCTGTTAATGCTATTGACTCATCGCTGGTCGATCTTAAGGGTGGCACTACAGGTCAGATCCTTGCCAAGACTTCCAATACAGACATGGACTTTACTTGGGTTGCAAATGATGTCGGTGACATTACAGGCGTTACAGCCTCATCACCTTTAACAGGTGGAGGCACATCGGGTGCAATTACTGTTGGTATTCAAGATGCAACAACATCCGTAAAGGGTGCAGTGCAGCTGTCAGATTCAACATCAACAACATCATCTATCTTGGCTGCAACACCTACAGCAGTTAAAGCTGCATACGATCTTGCCGTAATAGGAAGCACCACCAATAACAATCTCACCATGGTGCAGCAATACACAGCAACCGAATCAGTTCTAAAAAACATACCTTCACGCGTACCAGTTGCAGAACAACTTTTGAAGCAAGCCGTGTACTGGATTGACGCTGCACAATCTGATAACTCAGATCAGGTATTGGACAACCAAGGCTGGGGCGCACCTTCACTCACAACTACTCTTGGTTCAAGTGCCAGCGCAGATAGTAACGACCCTAAATTTTTAGATTTTGACGGAACTAATTACGCCTATTTGCCAGGAGTCGTAGCAAACTTTTTCTCAACACCTGACGCTGCTGCTTTAGACATTACTGGTGATTTAGATTTACGTGTGAAAGTGGCTTTAGATGATTGGACGCCTAGTGCAGTAAATTGTTTGCTTTCCAAGGAACAAACAACATCAACTCGCAGTTATCGTTTGTCAGTAACAACAACAGGTGAACTTATTTTAACTTGGTCTCCTGACGGAAGCGCAACAATTAGCAAGCAATCTACTGCCGCCACAGGTGTCACAGATGGGTCAGTTAAATGGGTCAGGGCAACCCTTGATGTTGATAATGGTGCTGTTGGAAATGACGTTAAGTTTTTCTTATCAGATGACGGAATTACTTGGACACAATTAGGCGCAACCGTAACAACAGCATTAACAACCAGCATTTATTCTGGTACTTCGCAGGTTGAAATCGGTTCAAGAATTGCAGGTCAGACCGAACCTTCGTCAGGTAAATTTTACCGCGCACAAATCCTTAATGGTATTGATGGCACAAAGGTGTTAGACGTTGATACTTCAATTATTGGCAGCGGCAGCGCAACAAGCTTTAACGCATTGACAGGTCAAACCGTTACAATCAACCGCGCAAGCACTGGAAAGAAAACAGCAGTAGTCACACACCCAGTTTGGTTGTTTGGCACAGATGATTATATGGAAGTAGCAGACAATGATTTGTTAGATTTTGGTGCTACTGACCCGTTCACGGTCATTGCAATTACAAGACTTTGGAACAATCAAACTGCCGCTGTTGCTGGTAAAGCAACCGATAACACCGCAACAATGACTGGTTACTTACAGTGGTTAAATGGCGGCGCGGTTTCATTTCGCGCAGGTGACGGCACGACACGTGTTGGTGGTGTCACAAGTGGTGCAATTACACTTGGTTCGCTTACAGCCTTATCATTTGTGAGGTCTATCAGTGCTGACAACTTCACTTCATATACAAATGCAACTGCGGGGACACCATCAACTGACACAACAACTGGAACATTAGCAAACGCCATTCAGTTTAGAATTGGTCAAACTGCAACGGCTGCAGGTCAGGGTGGCATTACATATATTGACATGGAATTTGTCGCAGCTGCCGTATTTCGCCGCGTTTTAACGACTGACGAAATCACAACGATTACCAATTACTACAACGCGAGAGTGGGCGGATAATGGGAACACTTAGATCACATTTAGCCAAACCAACAGGATATGTGTACAACGGCGTTATACTTGGACAGCCTGTTGAACTAGATGATGACCCACACACTTACGAGTGGGATGATGGCGAGTTTCCATACGGCACAGCCAATGTAATTGACGGAGTATTGGTAGTAGTGCCAGATGAAGCCGAAGCTTTCTAAAGCTGCCATCCAATTAAGAGAGCAGATCGATGACTCATTCCCAGATAGGTCTCGCTTATCGGATGGATGGATCGCAGATGCAAGGCACATGCGTGCTGGGAAGTCTGATCATTGCCCAGATGATCAAGGAATGGTGCGTGCCATCGACATATCGCGTGGCCTATTTCAAGGATCAGAACCGGACATCATGGGTGATCTTGTGGATCAACTTCGAGTTGCTTGCAAATCAAAAACAGAAAAAAGAATTAATTACATCATTTTTGATGGGTTCATCTATTCAGCCAAGTTTAGATTTATCAAAAGAAAATACACAGGGGCTAACAAACACACTAAGCACATGCATGTCAGCTTTAAGAAAGAAGCTGATAATGATGGGGCTTTTTTTCAAGTATCTATGTTAGGCGGAGAATAATGAACATGAAGCACCCAGTAGTTATCGCAGTCGGAGCCTTTCTTGCAGTATGGGGAACGACATCAAACTTCTCTCTAGACTATCGTCACATTCTAGGCGCGATTGTTGCTGGAGTGTTCGGGTATGCGAGTCCTAAAAAGTGAGCCAAACAGATTTCTTTAGCCTTTACATAAGCACCTTGCTAATTATTGGTGGGCTTGCAGGGTATGTCATTACTCATCTGCTCTCAGAGATTAAGCGACTCAATCAGCGTGTCGATGAGATCTATAACATACTTCTAGAGCGATAATTTTGTCATG